CCAAATTTTAATGACTACTATGGAATTATTGCACTAGACAATAGTACAACCCTAGCAAATAATAAATTAAGGTTTTATCTAGGTTATGATGATGCTGCTACTCCAGGGCATTCAAATGACCAACTAGTAATTCAGGGTGATGGGAATGTTGGAATTGGAACTGCCACCCCTAGTGCTAAACTTCATGTAATGGGCAATGCTACTTTGACAGGTGCTTTGAGCGGGACTAGTGCTAGTTTTAGCGGGAATGTTGCAGTAGGAACAAATAGTTATACTGTATCTTCAGGATATACAGGTGTAGGCATTAATAATGCTACAAATGGAGGTCTTTTAGATTTGCTTTTAAATGATGTAAAAAAAGGAGAATTATATATTACTTCTACATCCTTTAATATGTATGGATTTGCAGGCGTTGGTCTTAATTTAACTGTCGATAATAATTCAAGCAAAGGTTTATCTATTGCTACCACAGGAGCAGCGACCTTCAGCAGTAGTGTGAGTGTGAAAAGCCCATCAAATTCACAAAGTTCTTTTGTTGCTAATTATAGCGGAGGAACTCAAATGATGCAATTATATGAGAAGCCTAGTGGTAGTGATGTAGAACTAAATTTAAGAAATTCAGTAGGAACTGCGGTTGTAAGACTTGACACAAACGGAAATTCTTATTTTACAGGAGGCAATGTAGGCATAGGCACTGCTTCGCCAGACCAAAAACTGCAAGTTGATGGAAACATAAGTCTAGGAAGGTTTAATGTTGGTTCTAGTAGGTATGTAGGATTAACAAATGGAGGAGGTGGATTTGGAGATAGCAGTGGTTCGCACATTGAATTTACATCTAGTTCATCCACAAATGGAATTAATTTCTATACTTATAACGGCACTACTTACTCTGAAAAGATGCGAATCACTTCGGGGGGGTACTTGAAGGCTAGTAATAATGGGAATTATGTAAATGCAACAGCATCATATCACGAATTAAATAATAACTCAGATGCAAGAGTAGCTATTTTAACAAATAGGTCAACGACATTAACAGGGCAAAATGGAATAATGGTTTATTTCAATAATGCTGCACCAAATAATACTACATCAAGTTTTATTGCTTGTGAAGATTCTTCAAATTTAAAATTTATTGTTTATTCAAATGGAAATGTTCAAAATACTAACAATTCCTATGGGGCAATATCTGATGCCAAATTGAAGGAGAATATTGAAGATGCTTCCCCAAAACTAGATGACTTGATGAAGGTCAAGGTCAGAAACTACAATTTGATAGGTGATGACAAAAAGCAAATAGGGGTAATTGCTCAAGAATTGGAAGAGGTATTCCCTGCCATGATTGATGAATCGGAGGACTATGAAGAGGTGGAAGTTCCACAGGTAGATGAAGAAGGAAATGAGATTCTAAATGAAGAAGGGGAAGTAGTAATTACCAAGGAGAGAGTAAGCAAAGGTACTACCACAAAGTCCGTAAAATATTCGGTATTCGTGCCTATGCTTATCAAGGCAATGCAAGAACAGCAGGAGCAAATCAAAGAACTTAAAATAGAAATCGATTCACTTAAAAACCAAATGCAATGAAAATCACACTAACAGAAGAACAAATCAAAATGCTAGAAGCATGGGCACAGGAACTGCCTACAAAGTACGGGATGTCCTTCATCCAATTCCTAGCACAGCAAGTGCAGGAGCAGAACCCGAAGGAAGAAGCAGAATAGTACAAATGGGGAATCAAATCGATTCCCCTAAATTTTAAAACTTACACCAATGGCTGAAGAAAATAAGATAATCCTAGATGCTGATGTCAAACCCTTAAAGAAGCAACTAAGGGAAGCGACTCAAGAACTCCAAGTAGCAAGGCAGAGATTCGGTGAATTCTCCACAGAGGCTGTCAATGCTGCACAGAAGGTAGCTTTGATCAGGGATGAGATTGAGGATGCCAATGAATCGGCACAGCTATTTGATCCAGGGAAGAGATTTCAGGCATTGACTACGGCAGCCTCCACAGCAGCAGGGGGAATAGCAGCAGTTCAGGGGGCTATGGCCTTATTCGGTGGGGAATCACAGGAAGTAGAAAAGGCACTCCTGAAAGTTCAGTCAGCCATGGCACTTTCTCAGGGGCTTTCCCAACTCAAAGACATCAGCAAAGTAGGGGCTCAGTTAAAGACCACCTTCATAGGATTGACCACAGGTGTCAACGGATTCAAGAAGGCTTTAATTGCTACAGGAATCGGTGCTTTGGTGGTAGCTGTGGGGCTATTGGTGACCTATTGGGAAGACATCTTAGGTCTAGTGAATGGTGTAGGCAGTGAACAAAAGAAACTCAATGAAGCCACCCAAAAAGACCTAGAAGCAAACAAGGAAAAACTTGATGCCATAGATGGTCAGGCGAATCAATTAAAACTTCAAGGAAAGTCTGAAGAAGAAATCCTGAAGATGAAGATAGCCCAAACAGATGAGGCTATTAAGGCAGCAGAGATCAACCTACAGAATGCTGAAGCTACCAAGCAGGCACAGGTAGAAGCATCAATGCGGAACAAAGCTATCCTTCAGGGATTGATTGCAATGGTGACAGCACCAATCACAGCAGTCCTAGCAGGTATTGATTTGATAGGTAAGGCAGTAGGGCAGAATTTCAATCTTGCAGAAGGCTTCACAGGTGGAATAGCTGAAATGGTATTTGATCCTGAAGCAGTAGCAGAAGAAGGTGATAAGACTATCAAGGAAGCACAAGCCCAACTCAATCAACTAAAGGAAAAAAGGGCAGGATTTGAATTGTCTGTTTTGGATGGTCAGAAAGCAGCAGGTGAAAAGGCAGCAGCAGAAAGGGAAAAGCAGAACCAAAAGGAGCAGGAAGCACTAGCCATCTTGAATGATGCTAGAATCAAGATGCTAGACAAACAGAAGCAGGAAGAAGAGGCAGTAGAAAAGGCTTATTCTGAGAAGTTCCTCAAGTTGAAAGAAGCAGGGATTGAAGATGATGGCATCCTAGAAGTATCCAAGCAGAAGGAACTACAGGACATCAAAGATAAATATCAGAAGGAAGAGGCTGACAAAGAAGAGGCATTCCAAAAGCAGCTAAATGAGATTAGAACTCAGACTAGACTTGAAGGCATCAAGGATGAAAATGAGAAAGCTAGACAGCAGATTCTACTTGATTATGAAAAGCAAAGATTAGAGATATTTGAGAATGAGAAACTGACAGCAGAGCAGAAGACAGCCCTATCCCTAGAACTAGCAACACAGGAACAGCAGGCACTAGCAGCCCTTCAGTTGACTATTGATCAGCAGGCAGCAGCAGAAGACCTAGCAGAACTTGAAAGGGAGATGGCACAGGCTGACCTATCCTTCCAAATTCAAAGGAATCTTCTTGATCAGAAAGAAGCACTTTTGACTGAGCAGCTAGAAGCAGGACTTATCACAGAAAAAGCCTACACAGAAGCCATCAGGGAGAATGTAGATGCAAGGATAGAACTTGATAAGAAAGAAGCAGATGCCAAGCTAGAAAATGCTGCTAGGGTTTCAGGACTTCTTGCAGGTGTGGCTGATTTGGTGGGTAAGAATACAGCAGCGGGAAAGGCTACGGCAATAGCTGCTACTACTATTGACACCTATCTAGGGGCACAGAAAGCCTATACTTCACAGCTAATTCCAGGTGATCCATCTTCACCTATCAGGGCTGCACTTGCTGCTGCCTTGGCTGTGGCAGGTGGTATAAAGAATGTTAGGGCTATTGCAAAGACACAAGTCCCAGGTGGGAAAGGTGGAGGAGCATCTGCCCCTGATGTATCTGCATCAGCACCACAGACTGCTTCAGCAGTTCCTACTGTTGGGAATAGTCCTGTGACAGCACTAGGTCAGGTGATGAATAATCAGCCACCACTCAGAGCCTATGTAGTGGAAAGCGAAGTGACAGGAACTCAGAAGCGTGTGGCAGATATTGAACGCAGGGCAGGATTTTAATACTTAAAGACATGGATAAGAAAATACCACTTTATCAAATGATGATAGGGGATGCTATTGAGGATGATGAAGAAGTTGACTTCATTGCCTTGGTTGAATACCCTGCAATTCAGAAAAACTTTCTTGCTTTCAAGGATCAATTTGTAGAGCCTACAGCAAACGAATCAAAAGAAGAATTCCTTCCTAGATGCATTGAATATGTAATCAATGAAGGTAAGGAATCAGAGCAGGCTGTGGCTATTTGCTCAAATCTTTGGGAAGGTAGATTTCAGGAGGATTCCTATAATGACTACCCACAATCAGCAAAGGACAATGCTGAAAGAGGAATCCGTTTGAATGAGGAACTAGGCAATAAATGTGCTACTCAGGTAGGGAAGGTCAGAGCGACTCAGATAATGAAAGGAGAACCACTTTCTAGGGAGACCATCCGTAGGACTTATTCCTACCTAAGTAGGGCAGCGGAGTACTACAAGCCTGAAGACACAGAAGCCTGTGGGACTATCTCCTATCTTTTATGGGGTGGTGAGCCTATGCTCAGATGGGCAGAAAGCAAGATGAATCAGGAAGATTTTCATGCTGTAGGATTTAACAAATTCAACATTCAAAACCCTGAGCAGCGGATCGTGACAGGTGCTTTGATGATTGCAGATTTGCCAATCTACAGAAGGGATGGGGATGAGGAGTACTATGTGACCTTTTCTGCTGCTGAGATCAAGAAGATAGTGCAGCGTTTCTTCAAGAAGGGCTATCAATCTAGGGTAAATGTAGAACACTCTACACCTGTAGATGGGGTCTTCATGTTTGAATCCTACATCATTGACAGGGAGAAAGGAATCATGCCACCTAATGGATTTGAAGAAGTCTCTGATGGGTCATGGTTTGGATCATTCAAAGTAGAGAATGAGAAGATATGGGAAGAGGTGAAGGCAGGGACTTTCAAAGGCTTTTCTGTGGAGGGGCTTTTCAGATATGAGAAGACAAACAAAGTGATCACAGAGGAGGAGCAAATCATGTCACAAATTTTCAAAATATTGAGTCAAATTGAACATTAAATACTAAACGAATACTTACAATTATGAACGCAAAAGAAGCACTAGTACAGATTAAGCAACTTCTATTCTCAGAAGCAGAAAAGAAGGCAGCCTTTGCATTAACTGAAGGCAAACTAGTAGATGGAACTATTGTAGCCTATGATCTAGAATCAGGTGAAATCTTTGTAGTAGGAGCAGAAGGTGAATCAATCCCTGCACCTGTTGGAGAACATCAGCTAGAATCAGGTGAAATAGTAGTAGTCCTTGAAGAAGGTAAAATTGCAGAGATTAAAAAAGCAGAAGAAGAGCCTAAGATCGAAGTTGAGATTGAGGCTGCTGCTGAAGAAGTACCTGCTGAAGAGCCTGTGAAGGATGAAGCAATGGCCAAAGTAGAGCAGGCCATGGGTGACCTTGAAAAGAAAGTTGAAGAACTTGCTGCCAAGGTAGAAGAAATGGCAAAGAAGAACGAAGAGATGAAGCAAGCAGTACAACTTTCTGCGGTGGTTATCGAATCCCTAGCCAAAGAACCAAGTGACAAAGCAATATCTGCTCCCAACTCTTTTCATAAGGCAATCAAAGTAGAGAAGGAAGACAGATATTCAAACATTCAAAAAGCATTTCAAATTTTAAAACAAAAATAAAATGGCCTTAGATTTATCAGCATTAACTAACTATGTGAAGGAGAACGAATTGCAGCTAACATCTGCTGCTATCTTCTCTGCAAAAACTGCTTCTTTGATTGAAGCTAGAGGTAATGTCCAGGTGGGTATTAAATCCGCTGAGACTATCAACATCATGACTACTGATGCAGTATTCCAATCAGGTGGAACTTGCGGTTTCAACTCAAGCGGAACTACTACTATCACTCAAAGAACTTTGACAGTAGGAAAGATTAAAGTACAGGAATCAATTTGCCCTAAGACTTTTGAAGCGAAATATACTCAGAAGGCTTTGCGTGAAGGTTCTAGCTATGACTACATGGCTTATGCATCTGAATATTCTGCACAGAAAGTACAGAGAATCGGTGCTGCCCTTGAGACTGCAATTTGGCAAGGTGATACAGGAAGCGGAAACGCTAACCTAAACAAGTTTAACGGCTTGGTAAAAATCATCAATGATCTAGGATTCGGTGGTGCAGGTGATCCTATCAATGGAAACACTTCCAACTTGACTACTTTGACCAAGGCGAATGTAGAGCAGGCTGTAGATGATATCTTTGCTGCTATCCCTGCTGCCCTTTTGGACAAGGATGATGTAGTGATCTTTGCAGGTAATGATACTTTCAGAGAATATGTGTTGGCTTTGAGAGATGCTAACTTGTATCACTACCCTGTAGATGCTGCCAACATGGAACTAATCATCCCAGGTACTTCTATCAAGTTGATTGGTGTGAATGGTTTGAACGGAACTGACAAGATGTTCGGTGTATCTATGAGCAACTTGTACCTAGGTACAGATATGCTTAATGAGCAGGATCGCTTTGAATTGTTCTATGCTAAAGAGGCAGACGAAATGAGATTCGTAGTAGAATTCAAACTAGGTGTACAAGTAGCCTTCCCTGACGAAGTAGTGTTCTGGAAGTTGTATGTTGCTCCTTAATTGATTAAAATATCGGGGAAGGGATTGGCCTTCCCCTTCACACTTTAAATAAAAAAATACTATGCCTTGTGCCTTAACTCAATCATACACATTAGACTGCAAAGATTCAATCGGTGGTCTTAAAGAAGTATGGTTTGCAGCGGTAGAAGATGTGGCTTCTTGGACAGGTGCTAGCGGTACATATACTGCTGTCACTATGGATGCAGGCAAATACTTTTGGAAGTACGAACTAGTTAAAGAAAGTTCAAACTTCGCAGAGGCTGTCAACACCAATGTTCAAAATGGCACTGTGTTCTACGCTCAGACCTTAGAAATCATTCTAAACAAATTGCAAGTAAATACCCGAAATGAGATTCTTCTCTTGGCTAAGAATAGACTAGTAGCCCTAGTGAAAGATAACAATGACAAAATTTGGGTTCTAGGATTTGCAAATGGTTTGGACATCACAGGCGGTGGTTCTGCTACAGGTACTGCCTTCGGTGATCGTAATGGCTACACATTGACCTTCACAGGCAATGAGAAAGAACTAGCAGCATTGTTCACAGGAACTCCTCCTGTATCTGCTTAATATTTGGTTTGTTGTTTATGTGAAAAGCACCTTCTTTATGGAGGTGTTTTTTTTTGTGTACATGGGTAGTCTATTTTGTATTTATGGTTATGGTTATAATTCAGAAAGGATCAGCAAGTGCTATCTTCATAGCCCTATTTGATAAGAGGCAAACAAGCAGCAACACCTACACCTTCCTATTTCAGCATGAAGTAACAAAGGAAGAGGTGACCTTGAGCCTAGCAGATGTCAGTACCCATAAGGAAAGATACTCAGAATTCAATATCCTTCAGGCTTCTTTTCAGAATAGCACTGTAGGCTTTTGGCGGTACTATGTAACCCAAGCGGGAAGCGGTGCTACAATTATAGCCACAGGAAAGATGGAACTGACAGCAGTGAATTTGTCAACAGCAGGAGTGGTCAGATATGATGGCTACAATGGTAACTACAAAACATATACAACAGTATGATAAAGTTTTTCAAATTTGACCAAGTGCCTCTACCCATTTACAAAGAAGTGAAGGGAAAGGATTGGATTTATTATGGGGAAAGAAATGACTACCCAAACTACCTACTAAGGCTGTACAATAATTCTGCAAAGCACAATGCAATAGTCACAGGCAAGGTAGACTACATCTGTGGCAATGGATGGTCAGTGAAGACTGAAGATGAAATGCAGAAGGCGAAGGCCTACGGCATGATCAATCAGGTCAATTCTGAAGAAGAATCCTTGAATGAGTTAACTAAAAAGTTGACTACTGACATGACCATCTTTGGAGGATACTACCTTCAGGTGATATGGACAAAAGCCACAGGTGAAATTGCTGAACTTTACCATGTAGACTACTACAAGGTCAGAACCAATCATGACAATAGTGAATTCTATGTATCCGATAATTGGATCAAGAATGACAATGTCAACCCTAGGCCTGACTATGAGACCTTCCCTGCATTCGATCCTAATAACAGAACAGGATCACAGATTCTGTACTTCAAGGAATACAGAGCAGGGGCAAATACCTATTCTTTGCCTGACTACAGAGGTGCAATCTCCTACATTGAACTAGATATCTCTATAGGGGAATACCACCTGAACACGATAAACAATGGAATGTTCTCTTCCAAGTTGATAAACTTGAATGGGGGCAAAGTATCCCAGGAGGAAGAAGATAGAATTGAAAGACAATTCAAAGACAAATTCTCAGGATCAAAGAATGCAGGAAAATTCATGCTTGCATTCAATGATTCAAAGGAGAATGAACCTTCCATAGTAGACCTATCAGGGACTGAACTTGATAAGCACTTTGACCTTTTGAATAAGACAGTACAAACTGAAATTTTCTCAGGTCACAAGGTGAGTAGCCCTATGCTTTTTGGAATTAAAACAGAAGGTCAGCTAGGTGGTAGATCAGAGATGCGTGAAGCATATGAATTGTTTCAGAATACCTATGTGAATACCAAGCAGCGGAACATAGAAGAGACCATCAATTACCTGTACAAGTTTAATGACTTGACAGCTATCCTAGAACTTCGAAAGACTGAGCCTATCAATTTTGAATTCTCTGAGGCTATCATCTCTGCTAACATGACACAGGAAGAGATCAGAGAAAAGCTAGGTCTGAACCCAATCGAGAAGAAAGAAAGTGCAGGATCACAGGACATCATCAATTCCCTGAACAGCCTATCACCTTTGATTGCCACCAAGGTAGTAGAATCAATGGATGTGAATGAATTGCGTGGCCTTATTGGGCTTCCAATCAGAACAGATATTGTCACCCCTGTTGCGATAAATGAAGCCCCTGTAGCAGAGCCTACAGCCTTCCATGATCACAAGCATCTGAACTGCTCAATCTCTGATCATGATGCAGAAATCTTAGCCAAGTTTGAAGGCAAAGGATTCAGCAGGGATAGATTTAAAATCCTAGAAAGCAATAAGATGTTCTTTTCTTCAATGGATGAATTTGTGAAGAATGAACTATTTGCAGAATACATCTTGAATGAGGTGCAGCGGAATATAGTGAAGCAGATTCAGAATGATCCTGCCATCACCATTCCACAGATTGCAAAGGCTACAGGAATAGATGAGGCTTCAGTCATTGGTAGAATCAACACCTTGATAGATGACAATGTACTAGAAGAGAAGATTGATAGAGAAGGCCTGATCACTAGAAAAGTGACTAGAACAGGGGAGGCAGCGGTCAGAAGACTTGAGCCAATTACTTCATTCAGGGTTCTATATTCTTATGAATTAAGGCCAAACATTCCTGATCTAAAAGCAGGTTCTCAATCAAGGCCTTTGTGCAAAGAATTAATGAAAAGAAGCCTTTTGTTTACTAGGGAAGAGATTCAGAATATCTCAAATCAGCTAGGCTATTCAGTGTTTCAACTTTGCGGTGGATGGTACAGAAGACCAGGCACAAACATAGTCACTCCCTATTGTAGGCATGAGTGGAAAAGAAATGTAGTAATCGAAAAGACATCAAGATGAGTGCAAATGTTCTAATGATCAGTGAGCAGTCCTTCAAGGATTTCACTGTAGCCTCCGCAAATATAGACCTGAAGAATGTGACACAGGTCATCAAGATGACTCAGGATAGGTACATTCATCCTATTCTAGGGTCAGCACTCTATGACAAAATCCTTTCCTTGATTGTGGCAAACACCATAGGTCAGGCAGGGAATGCTGTATATAAGACTTTGCTAGATTCCTACATCACAGATACCCTATTCAATTATGTCCTAGGTGAATTGCCTATGGCATTGCAGTACAAGTTTGTGAACAAAGGTGTAGTGAAAAGAAAAAGTGAGAACATAGAAGAACCTACCTTCGCAGAATTGCAGTCCATTTCACAATACTACAAGGGATATGCTGAATGGTATGCAGAAAGGACTATCAATTATCTGTGTGCGAATTCTACCCTATACCCTGAGTACTTGAATCCAGGGTCTGATGTGACTACTATTCAGCCTGTCAGCAATCAGTACAAGGTAGCTATCAATCTAGGTAGTGGATACTATGAAGACCCTAGGCCATACTCAGAAAGATACCAAGGAAACAGATACAAAAAACCATTCTAATCATGGCCTATTCCAAGAACGAAAAAAAACTCAAGGAATATTTAAG